CGAAATCCATGCTTGTCATTCCAAGCTGAGGGAACAACTCCTCAATATCCTGCGAGATCAGGCCCCAGTGGGTTCTGCCGCTGTCAGCGTCGTTAAACACATAGGAGCTTGGCTTCAGCCCCATAATAAACGCCGTTATTTTTTCCGGGTCAAGATCTGTGATATCGTGCTTGGCATTTCGGTCGGAGGTTTGAATAGTGCCGTTCTGGGCGAAAACAGCGCGCCATTTCTGGTTGGCGACTCCTAAATATAAATGGCCTGTTGTGCCGGCGTTAACAGAAGGCCGAAAAGCATTTGCTTCGTCTGTGCCGTTGCTTCGCAAAACAACGCCATATTCATTTCTGGAATCACCGCCAAACTGTAAAATTCCGTTTCCGTAAATTTGAGGGTATTGAGTTGCAGTAAACTGAAGCCGTCCATTTACCGCGCCGCCTCCGGAATGAAGAACGGTGTAGTTAGATGGATAAGGAGGTGTGTTATATTTAAAACCAGGGGTAAAGTATAATTTACCATCTGCCGCCCAGATTACATCGTATTTGTCTCCGTCATCTTCTCTCTTAAATCCCCATCCTTCACTTGCGCTTCCCGCAGGGTCGGCAGTCAAGATACGATTTACGCCAATGATATTAGAATTTTGGCAGTCTAATGCGTATTTTTCGTCCGCTGGTCCGCTGCCGCCGTACTGATTGGCATACAGCTTTAATACTCCCTGCATTTCTCCGCCGTTTAGCGAAATTGCACCTATATATCCCATAAATAATCACCTTTCTAATTAATTAAAAACACGGCGTCTATAGAATATGGATCGTTAACTGTACCTAATTCACCAGCAAACACAACCACTCTCCCATCAGTGCCAATTTGAACGCCTCCGGCTTTAGAGATATCGCCGCCGCATGACAGAACGACGTCGATATACTTGGTCGGTATAACCCCACTGGGTAAGTTAAATATCAAGCTGTTGTTGGAATTAATCGTTGTGCTGGGAGCCCTTAAACGCGCGGTTAAAGCGGCTAATTTACCTGTTACTATCAGGTGGCACGCAGAAGCCGCGCTGGCTGCCGTCCAGCCGTTTTGCGGGGTTAGTTCATATACGGTTTGGGATACCGCTCCCACATCGGCGGCGGTTAGATTATTAATCGTATTGTTGGTGGTATTAATATCATTAGCCCCAAAGGTATCCCCTTCCTGGGTATACTCCGTAGCGTCCTGGATTGTGCTGTAGCCCTGGGAATCCGTGGTGATAATGTACCGCTTTCCGCTCTCCGGCGGGATATAATCCTTATAATCTGTTTTTAAATTTGTCGCCATTAAAACTCGCTTCCTTTCAGTTCAAATGATAGCTTTGGACGGCCGGCCTTCTGCCTCTGAAACGCACTGTATAAGGTTAATAGAATCCCCTCTATCCGGTTTAGGTCGTCTACGGTAGGCGTAGACCCGTTGGCATACCAGGTCTTTTTCCCCGGATAATCGGGTGGTTTCCAGGTGCTGTTTACAATGGAATCCAGGTTGTTTTCGATATTGTTGATGATGGAAGCATAAGGAAAATCGGATACCGTTTGATCCGGCATACTGACAATGGAAAAACCGGGGTACAATTCCTGGGCCAGAGCATGCAGAGCTTCAATATTTCCGGTAATCCGGTTGTAATCGGCAATATTGAACCAATCCCCGTTATATCTTCCATTTTCGTCAACAGGCTGTATCTTCCAATCCGTCTTAGGTGTTTGCCACGCCATTCAATTTTTCCTCCCCTCTCAGAATAAAGGTTTCACGCATCGCGCCCTGGTTGAAATTGATGTTCGCTTCGATCACGGTTGCTTCTTTTCCGTTATAAAGGATCAGATCTCCGGGATCGACCTCCGGGTATCCTAAGGTTTCTACTGTGTACTCATACCGTTTTTGAAAATAACTGGATATCCAATCGATAGCTGCGGCACCTTGACTGGAATTTGCGGGAAAAATCGGGTTTTCTACAGTTACTGGATCTCCAATCTGGTTTAATGTTTCTGTATAAGGCACGGTAGATTCGCTGGCGTAGGTATTGGCGTACAGCTTAACATCAACGTCCTGAGAAACGCCGGTAATTTTAAGGTAGGATACAAACGCATAATGGGTTTCCTGCTGAATCATCACGCTTGGATTATCACATTCGAACCGGCAGTCATAGTACGCTTCCGAATGCTTTATTTCTGTCAGTACATTAGGCGTTACGGAAACGGTTTGCACTGGCTCTGCCGGCGGGGAAGAATAGGCGGAAACCCTGGTAGTGTTTAATGTTGCTTGGCTGCATCTAGCCAGCAGCTCGCTTTTTGCGTTTCCTATAATATCTGATGATTCTAAAGAAAATGGCATAACGTAATTGATTTTTACCCGCTTAATACGTCCTCTTTGTTGCTTCCCATTAGAGATACAGGTGAGATTTATCCTGGCTATCCGGTCAAAATTTTCTCTAAAGCAGAACTTTCCGTTTTCCCAAATGACAGGGACCTTATCTTTAGAAAATACAGTTTCATAAATTGGAAGTTCCGCGCTTTCCGGTGAGGTTTTCCGCTCGCCGCTGATTTTAAATGCGGTCAGTTGGCTGGTGCTTCCGATATCCACTTCTAATTCTCCAAAGGTGATATTTTTTCCAAATTCCAAAGTAAGAGTAGGTCCGAAGCGGATCGTTGGTTCCGCATAGTCTCCGTTTTCTTTTGGAAATACATCGGAGACATACCCGGCGTTTCGGTATGGCGCCGATTCAGGAAGAAATGCCATGCTTCCGTCCAGCGCAAAGAAATCCTCTTCCCATGTGGCATAATCCGGGGTTTCATTTAGATCGAAAACACCTCCAGCCAAGCTTTCCTGAGAGGCGTAGTAGGAATATACTGTCTGCGGAGCCTGCCAAGTATCCGCTTTCATTGTGGATTGCTCTGGTTCTTCCCGGTATCGGAAAACAACGCCGCCGCTGGAATTCTGCTCCAATGAGGACATGCCCAGATTAGCCAAAAGCTGCAAATTAGAACCGTGGCTGTCATAAAGCAATGGCAAATTTGTGCTTGTGGATTGTAGCATTACATCATTAACCCAAAAATTTTCAACTCCTGCGTCGGTTAGAACATCTGAGACTAGGCTTGCGGCTGTATGGCTCTGTTTGTCATAAATTCCCTTCACATAGGTTGAACTGACCAGCCTATGAAAGATATCCTTACAAGTGAACTTCGCGTTGATTCCATCAGTTTCCCAGCTATCCAGCAGATAAAGGTCCTGCTCCAGCCATTCGATGCCGCCTTTCCCGTCTACATCATACCCATATTGAATAATGACCTTTTGCTCCTTTTGTAAGAACGGGATCAGGCTGAAGCTGGAATCCAAATCGTATTTTCCGTTTTCGTTAAAAAGCGTAAAGGTTAGGGATTCAGAAGGAAGTTCCAAACTAATTGGGCTTGCGGCCCGGTTATGGGTAATAGAGATAATATCCTCGTCGGAGAAGGAATAGGCGATTCCAAACAGCATACTGCTGACCCGTATTCTGTTGTACGGCCTCGCCTTAATAAATTCGATCCTGATTCGGTCTGCGTCTTCGATTCCGAGCTCTCCCTGATAGACCACATCAGTGTTGCCAGTGACAGACCAGGTGCTTTTTACAGCGCCGTTCTCGTAGGCCGTAATGGTAAAATCAATTGGAGCGGTTCCGGTCACTGTGTCAAACTGTAACGTAATGCCAACCATGTTGTGGGGAGTAGAAAAGGATACGTCAATATATGGATTAGAAAGGAATATTCCCGCGCCGTTGGAAACCGCGTTGCTGATATATCCGGTGTCATAAGGATTGGCGTTATTTAGAAACCTCTGTTTTCCGGTGAGCTGCCAAAAGTTCTGCTCCCACGAGGCATAGCTTTCTGTTATATCGTTCACACCAGTTTGGATTCCCGAGGGATCGGAAAAGGATACCCCCGGGGAAACCGTGAACGCCGCGTCGCCAAACGCGTATTGATCGAGAACACCGAAGCTTATCTTTGCGTGCATTTGATTCCGGATTCCCTGGGTGCGGTGGAGCTGGATCGCTTTTTGATATTCTGGAGAAACATATTTCATACGCCCACCGCCTTTAAACCTGAATCAAATTGGCGGTTACGTCCTTCCAAAAGGAGGGCCGCAGCGTCTGCGGGTTTACCATATACGGGATTCCGGAACGGTCGCCAACGTACATGGTTAAATAGGTATAGTTGTTAATCCGGGGATCAAATACCCGAAAACGGTTCACGAACGAGCCGCCCTGGGACCGGTCAAAGAGCTTCAGAAAATTCATCATTTCCTGCGGATAGAGAACAGGAAATTTCATTTCAATTTTTAATTTGTCGTTGCCGATTACCTGACCGATAAAGTTGCCATTTTGGTTTCGGCCTCCGTCAACTAAGGTAGAGATGCTTACTTTTCCGCTGTTTAATGCTGGGGCGGGGAGAGCGATTCCTCCGTCTGTTTCAATCCATGCCATATTCTTCCTCCTTATACGGGAATCGTGCTGGTAGTCATGCGGTAGCCCTGGGCCTGTTCTACCTGCCGCTGGTTCCGGTATACCGCGCGTCCGTCAAGATTAATCGTCTCATTGATCTGGATCGGCCTGTCCGCTTGCTGGGCCTGGGCGGAAACTACAGCGTTGTACACGGCCGCGGCGATGGCTTCTGTAATTTGTTCGTTATTGGCTACCGCCGTCCTGCCGCCGATAGAACCGATCATTTCCGGGTTGCCCGGCTCGTTTGCTACAAACAGCTGGCCGGGAGTGGGGAAGCCGCCAAAAGAAAAAGTATCCAATGAAAACTGTTTAACTAAACGGCCCCCTATGTTCTTTCCAACATCTAAGATACTGGATAATCCATTTTGGAATCCTGAGGCAGAATCTAGTCCAAGCCTTTCAAATGCTTTAGAGGGAGAGTGAGAATCAATTCCTTGTTTGCTCCTGAAACCTCTTAAGGCTTCTTGTGCGATATTTGCACCTATCTGAAAGGCTCCGGATATTGCCGATCCAAATCCAGAAAGAGCATCATTTCCAAGCTGCTTCCACTCGGGCAGGTTTGCGGAATTTTGTGTCTGTGCGCCATCCAGCAATCCGTTGGACACATCTACCCCCAACGCCTCTAAAGTTTCTACTAATTCCGGGGTGATCTCTACAACTTTTTCTCCAATGGTATCATTGATTAAAGATATTGTTCCATCTGCGTTGTTTTTGATTTCTACATTATCCAATAGGCCTCTGGCAATCGAGCTGTTAATTGTTTCTCCCGCGTCGGTAGCGGTTTGAAGAGCGCCAAGAAAATTTGGATCTGTGGAAAGCTTTTCTCCCAAAAGATAATTAATAGCATCTAGATCTCCGGATACAGCGGCAAGGGAATAATAATCATGCAGCCCGTCAGATATGCTATCAGGGACTTTTTGACCCGCTGCTTTTGCATCGTCTGCAATTTGTTGGAGTTGCTCTGCGGACGGCTTTAAAGCTGCGAGGGTTTCAGATAAAGCGGCCTTTGTTTCTGGCGTCACATCTAGCCGGCTGAATTCATCTTGCCAGCGGGTTTGTACGCTTATCATGAAGTCGCTGATACTTCCTTCTACTAAAACGCCGGTTTCGTCTGTATTAAACTGCTGGAAAGTGTAGGTCAATAATTCATTAACCGGGGTGCTGAACGCTGATTGAGATTCTGATAACGCATCAGAAAAGGTGGTATTAAATTTTTCAACCAAAGGCTGAAAAGCGGTTACAGACACAGTGGCCACATTTTCGCTATATGCCTTCATTTCATCTTCAATAGCGGCAACGTAAGCGCTATAATCGCCATCTGATTTATATTTCAGTTCGATTGCCGCTAATGCGTCTAAATGGACGGTATCGATATTATCTAACTGTTCCTGTGCCAGAACCTGTAATTCCTCGCTTACAGTTTTTACGCTGTCATAAGAAAGATTTCCATCTAGAACATATACGGTATTTGTCAGTTTGGCTTTATATTCGGCATCGGCAACAGTCGCCATAATTTGGTTCATTTCATTTTGCAGATCCGAGATGGTCTTCATTTCGGCATCGTCAAGAACTCCGTCTGCGAGCGCGTTTAACATAACAGCCTTTAACTCTTCACCAAGACGCGCCATGTCACCTTCGGATTGGGCGAAATATTCGTTTACAAACTTAGCCATATCAGACTGGATATCCGCATCTGTAAAGCTCATGCTGATAGCTAAAGTATATCTTTCCTTTTGTGAATTCAATGCTGTTTGAGCGTCAGAAACAAGGCTGTTGATACTCTCCTCAATTTCGGATTTATCAACTTCAAAACCTAGCGACACTTTCCATGTTAAATACGAAAGCTGTTCGGTAGATTTCATATAATTCTCAATTGCTTGCTGTGCGTTTTCCTTGGCTTCAATATATACATCAAGCTGTACGGAAAGAGGAGACGACATGATCTTTTCAGCATATTCTTTTGCTTCTTCTACCGAAAGGGTTATTTCTCCGAATCTTTTTTTGATTTCGTCGTCAATTTTTCTCCGGTTATATCCGATTGCAAAGCTTGTGATTCCTATAGTGAGCGCGGCGAGAATACCGATAGTCCAGCCAACAGGCCCGGTCCCAAAAACAAGTAAGGAACCTGCAATTCCCAGGGCGGAACCAATTAATGTCTTGAGCCCGTTTTCAAAGTTCAATCCGTTATAACCAATGTCATAGGCCCCTTGCCATTCAAGGGAAAATCCAGTCACCATTAGACCAATTCCGGCGGCTATTTTATTGATTTTGTCGAATTTCCCTTGCTTTAGATCAGAAAACCATTTAAGAACTTTGCTGGCGATTTTCCAAGCCGCGAGGCCAGCGGCAATAGATGCGATAGGCCCAACCATTGCCTCAATGCTTTCCTTTAACTGATTGGTTTTCTCTTCCAGGCCGCCTAAAAAATCATAAGAAAGAAGCGGTAAATCCAGATCGCCTCCGTAAGAACCGCCGGAAGCGCCGCCGCTTCCCCCGATACCTCCAGAGGCTGTCCCGGTATCAGGGTTGAGAATATTCAATTCATCAAAGCCCAGAGTGTAATCCTTCAGCTTTTTAGCCGCAGCAGCCGCGTCGCCTAAGGCACCTGTGGTATCTTCGATCTCGTCCGTCGCCGCTCCCGCGCTGGTTCCGATGTTATCCATGCCGGAATAATCGATTGTAGGAAGTTCTACGCCGAAAAAGCCCGCGATTGCTCTGGCTGCGTCGGTAAGCACGGATACAAACGCCTGCACCCAGGGGATTACCACTTGTAAAATAGGAATAAATAAGCTTCCTAAAGCTCTGGTAAGCTGCTGTACCTGCTGTTGCAGAATCCGCATGGCGTTTGCCGGGGTTTGAATGGTCCTCGCCATATCTCCCATAGCGGATTTGGATTGATCTATCAAAGCGACATATCGCAGCTGGGCTTTCTGCGCTTGGGTCATGGAATTAACGCTCTGGTCGATACCATATTTGTAAGCATACTGTTGGAGCGTAGCGACCGACAGGTCCTTACCTAAGCGCCTGACTGGCTCGATCTCACCAGCGATCGCGGACTGTACCTTTTGGGCTGAATCCTCAATGCTGATGTTATAGAAAGACGCGTAGTCATAAATAAGCTGGGTCAGACCCTCACTCATGGTTTTGGCTTTGTCCTCAACAACACCGTAGCCCTTTACCATGTCCATAAGAACGCTTTGGTTGCGGATCCACTCCGACAGGTCGATTCCGGCGGCGGATTGAACTCTTTCCGCGTATTCCATTGATTCATCGGCGAATTTTCCCATCGCTACCGTAAAAAGATTTACGTTTTCCACATAATCGTTATAGGACGTGATCCAGCTTCCCACGGAACGCTTTAGAGCGTATCCGTAAATGCCAAGTTGAGCGATTGCGCTGGAAATTCCGGTTCCGAAAAAACCAAAGGATTTTCCAGTCGTTTTATTCGACGCCGCCAGCCCCGTATTGCTGGAAATCAGCTTTTGAATACGGATAGGGAAAGCCTTGAAGCCGGCGGATACCTTTTCCATTTCGGAGGCCAAAGGACGCACAGCGTTGGCAACCTGGGTCATTTGACCGGCAAATTTGCTTAAATCCGTGGCAGACAGTTCTTTGCTGATCTGCGGGAGCTTTTTCAGGGCGTTTATGGTTGAGGTAAGCCCGGTGGATTTCTGCACATCGGACAGGCCGGATAAAGCGGATTTTAATTCCGTTATCTTTTTGCTGTTGATATTCAAACCAGAAAGAGCGCCGTTCAGCTTACTCAATTGGTTCGCAACCGTCGTAAGCCCAACGCCGCCCTTGGTGATGCCTTTTAAATTGTTTAAAGCGGAGGTAAGCTTATCAACTTTAAGCGCTGCTTGATCTGCGTTTGATTGTACTTTTAGTTCCAGGGTATCCAGTTCAACGCTCAGTGTGTTTCCTCCTTATAAAATAAAAAAACCGCTACCTCATATTGAGATAGCGGAATACTTGGTTTGAGTGCTATTCTATGTTATCTATTATGTTCTTTAATTCCTGCTCAATTTCTTCTTGAGTTATGTTGGACGCATACTGGTTCCATTGATCTGGAAAATCTGACATGGTAAGCTCGCTATTTTCATAATAGGCAAATCCGTCATTGTCCCCGCTGTAATACAGCATAGTAAGATTGCCATCGCAAAAAACAGAAGCATTTTCAATACAGTATGTTGTGAAAGCTAAAGAACGCAAGGTTTCTGTTTTAGGGTCCGATCCATCAAAATTACACGTACCTATCATTTTCATTTGGTCATCTGCAGAAGTGATCAACGTGCAAGAATTCTCTTCGTCATAAGTGACGGTATTTGAAAATCCAGTTGAAAGAGAACTTTGAGAATTACTAGAACTTTCAATTTGCTTACTGGAAGCATTAGCAGCACTAGATGAATCAAAACCTTCCTTTGCCCCACAACCAAAAAGTGAGAACAAAAAGAAAATAAACAGCGCAGAAACAAGAGCTTTTTTCATAGAAATCCCTCCTAACCTTATAGTAGCATGGCTAATAGTATAAGGCAAGAAGAAAACAAGAATTTCTTTCGCTATCTCAATATGAAGTTTTCAAGGTTCATTTCTTTTCCCATTGTTCAGCAAATCGGTTCAGATAGGCGATGGTTTTTTGCCTTTCCTGCTCCGCTTTCGCTTCTTTTTCTTCCTCGGATAAAGGCAGAATCCGGATCGGCTGCTCCATATAATTCACCGGTTTTGCGCCTTTTTTTCGGAAAGCGTTGCCCAAAGCTGTGGAAACAGCGTTAAAAAAGTAAACGCCCTGAAGCCACATTTCCCAGCTTTTCCGCTGGGCCTGGTATTCCGCCGCTTCCCGGTAGGCTTCCGCCAGCCAGGGGTCCTCGTCCCAAAACTGGCCGGCGGTCATACCGATGGCTAAATAATAAGGAAAAACCCGGTTAAAGCCTTTTGTGTAATCTCCGACGGCGTACGCTTTTACAGTTCCACCGTCAGACGGCAGTTTTTTCTTCCGCTTTCCTCCGCGAGAATCAAAGATTCATTTGGCTGGTTGTAAAGCTCCACCAGCCGGGTAATCTCAGCGCTGGAAAGCCCGCCTAATTCGTCCAGAAATTTGTCCGTTTTGTCTCTGGCTACGTTTTTATGGTTTTTGCGGAAAGCATAGAAAAACAAATTAGGAATATTGGTCTGGGGAAAATCAAGCAGTTCTGAGATTTTAAATCCCCGCTGTTCCGCAAACCGTACGCTTTCACGGGAAAATTCCAGAACATATACCTCTCCGGTGTCCGGATCGGTGATCTTCATGGGCAGTACCTTGTTTTCGTTTTTAGCCATTTCAAATAACCTCCAATTAATTAGCCGCCACCGGCGGTAGGCTTGGCGCTCCAGCCCTTGATCTCGATGGGAGTGATGTAAGGCTCGATTTCCAGCACAGCGTCCACCTCAATTGCGGAAAGGCCAAGGGGAGAGGGGTTTCCTGCGAAATAGAACGCTTTGGTAAGCCCAGGGATCACAATAGCGAACCAGGTGGCCTTATCGGTTTCTTTCGCGGTTTCCGCAGCTTCAATCAACGCTTCCCAAGCGGTTTGGAATTCCTCCGTGTTGTTAGCGGTAAAGGCCAGCGCGCCGCCGGGGTCCTTTAGGCCGGGGATATAGGTTTTCCACTCCAAAGCCTCCAGAGTGGTGGTTTCCAGGCTGGAAGGCTCCGGGTTTAGGTCTGGAATCGCTTTGATGCCGGGAACGACTGTAAAACCAGTCGTCGGCATGGTGCCGGAAGTGCTTTCAACCGCATATTGCAGGGTTACGCCCGCGGTAGATAAATCAATCGCCAGTAAATTACCTCCTGTAAATCCTATAATCTTCACTGATTACGCCGCGGTATCTGGCGGCGACGCGGTAAATTCTGATATCCGCGTTTTTCATTTGATTGCAGAAAATTCTGATAAATCCAAGATTTTGCATTTCTGTGTCGACCAGCTCCATGATCGCCTTACATTCCTGCTTGGCACCGCTGATCTTATTGGAATAGATATTAACGCTGTACAGCAGGGTCGCGTTGTGCTCTTTGTGAGAAGCGTCCAGAGAGCCTTCATAAGTGGAGTTATCCTCTTCAATAAGCACCAGGCACGGGAAATTTGCCGGCGTATCCACAAGCTCACTGTAGCAGGAGCCGCCGGGATAGCTTTGGGAGAAACGAGAAGCCACCTTGTCAAAAATCGCGCTTTCTGTGTCTATCACCTGAATACCTCCCTTGCGATCCGTTTAATCTCCTGTTCCATCGTGCGCTCTGCGTGATACATAGGCATCGCCGCCGGAGTGCCGTGAGTTAAAATCAAATTGCCTCCATCGTCGTAATAACCCCAGGTGTTTTGCTTTCCCTTGCCCTGTCCATATTCTCCGATCTTGGCAACGCCATCCGGACGGGGCTCCGGATAGGGCTCCGGTCCGTTAAAATAAACGCCTGCGCCAAATTCGATGAAGAACACGGAGCCTCCGGAGGCGGCGATCTTCCAGCCGTTTTTGATCGGCTCCACGCTGACCTCGGCTTGTTTTTCGCCGTCGTACTGGGCGCGGGAAAAACGGACAGTGGCTTCATAGGCGCCGATGGAGGCAAGCCGTTCCGTCAGTTCGCTGGTTTTTTGCCGTACCCATGCCTGATAGGAGGCAAGCTCCTTCAGCGCCGCGCGAATGGAAGAACCGCCCAGGGACATAGAAATGGTTTTTCTAGGCACGGACCGTCACCTTCTTTACCGCGTAGGCTACGCTGTTTTTCCACGGCGCACGCTTTTTCACAATGTAATTGTGGGCCTCGTCCGTGGAAGCGCCGTCCAGCCATAAAACGGTGTTTTCGTCGATAGGACAGGCGGTATCCGCTGTGGTCATGGTCCGGTCGTAGTCCTCCAGGGATCCGAAAAGCTCAGATTCAGACGAGCCCTTGTTGGACGATACGCACAGCCTGGCGGACTGAAGCTCTCCGTATTTGGGAGAGGGAGAACCGGTCCGGTAGCCGTTGGAATCAATAATTTCCGTCTGCCCCGCATACAGCTTGTAATATACCGTGGAAAGGTTGCGGCGCAGGTCACGCATTTAAAACACCCCCACGAAAGGAACGATTTCAGAAAGCCAGTCAGGGGAAATGTTAGCCGCCGCCCAGGTTCGGCTGATTCCGTTTTCCGAGTGGCTTATTTCTCCCTCACCGCCCAGCTTGGCATATAGGTCGATGGAGATTCTAAGCTGTAAGTCCTCGTATTTGGCTTCCAAGGCTTCGGTTCCGTTTCCAAAAGGATAGCGGCGGGAAAGGATCACGGCTTTCGCGCTTTCCAAAAGATCATTCAGCAGAGCCTCGTCGGTTTCGCCCGTCCTGCTTTTTAACCTTTCCAAATTTCCCATACCGCTTTCCTCCTTACTGTCTCGGCTTTCTGCCGCCGGTTCGCTTCACAGGCTGTTCCGGTGACTTCTCAGGCACCTTCACGGGCTGATTTTTCACAATTAATCCAATAAACCGCGCCATAGCGTTAGTCCTCGGACGCGGGCGCCATGATGCCGGCGTTAATGAAAGCGTCGATCAGCGCCTTGAACTCGGCGGCGGTGGGCGCTTCTCCCGCCGCGTAGGGGACGTTCTCCACTAAAATGTCGCCGTTGGTAAAAGCAAAGGTTCTTTCTTCTGCCATCAATACCACCTCCGTTAAGCGTTGGCCGTAGCCGCTCTGTGCAGGTAAATTCCCGCTACCTTGTTGTTTTCCACGAACGCGTCATGGTAAATCCGGTAATCGAATTTCCAGGCGTCCGCGCTCTGGTTCACCTGGGGACTGAAAATTCTGGGGACGACATGCTTGGCGATCTGAACCACCGCGGACGGGTGGATAATCATAAAGTTGATCGGGTAAGAGGTGCTGGCCGGAACGGTAAATCCGCCTTTGGTTTCGCCGGCGGAAAGGCCGTCGTTCAGGGTGATTCCAGTGTTGAATCTGCCCTTCGGCACCTTAATCACCCGCATACCGTCGTAATAGTCAATGGCGGTTTCGATGCCACGCTCTCCGTTCTGCACATACCGGGTGATCTTGTCCTTCAGGCCGGCGTAAGCGGTTTCGGAGATAAACAGGATACGGCCCTCCTCCGGGACCTCGTCGTCGCCCATTATGGTTTCCGCCTCCTGAATCAGGGAGGGGACGTCGGTGGTGCCAACGGTGATATCCGCCGGCGTGCCGGAGCTGATGCCGGAGGTGCCGGCGTATTTCGCGAACCGGTAGGCGTCGATTTCCGGCGTTACCTGGGTGCGGATAAATTCCCCGGCAAGGGTGCCGAAGGCCATGCCTATTGTTTCGTCGTTGTCCATGACGTCCACCATGAAGGAGCGTCCCCGGTCCTGTGTCAGCTTATAGGGCTCCCAGCCTCCGGTGACGGAACCGGTCACAAAGCCGGCGTTTCTGGAGTAATTTCCCAAGCCGTCCAGGCTCATGGTGTAAAGGTTTACGGTGTCAGAGCCGATAAACCGGACCCGCTCATTCGCGGTATCTAAAATAGAGGTTTTGGAGCTTGCTTTGTATACCTCGTCAAGAATTGGCACATAGCTTTTCGCAAGCTCGATTTGATTGTTATAAGGCAGTAAGTTTCTCCTTTCGATTTCAATATGTTTTCAACTAGATTCCCGCGCCCTTCCGGAACGCGTTGACTGGGCTTGATTCCACATTTTCGCTGTTCATTGGGTTCCCGCTGGAAAGCCCGGGCTGCTTGTCAAGCGCGCCGGCTGCCGCGGCCTTTTTCTGCGCTTCGATAAATTTCTTCTGATTGGAAAATACTTTCGCAAAATCTCCGGAGTGGAGAGCTTCGGCGTTTTCCGCCGCTGCTTCCGCGTCGTAGCCCAATTCCAGATAAGCGGCTTTGTAGGTTCCGATGGCTTTTTCCTTTCTGAGAGAGGCCAGCTCCTTTTCCATCGCCGCCCGCTCCTCCGCCTCCTTGGCGGCCTTCGCTTCCTCGTCGCTCATTTTGGCTTTCAGCTGCTTGGATAAGTTCGACGCCTCTGTTGCTTTTGCGTCGAAAACTTTCTTTTCCACAAACTGGGACATATCTACCGGATCGGGTACGTCCAAGCTCAGAAGAGCGGCGACCTTGTCCGCGTCGCTCATTTCAGCGAACCCCTTGATTTTGTCAGTGGAAATTTTCATCGTTGTGCTCCTTTCGGGTTTTTTGAGTGCTTCTCTGCACTGTGATGGGCTTGATTATCCTGGCATCTCCGCCAGCTTGGGATTTTTGGTTTCTCTACCAATTAAACGATCCCAACCTCTTCGGTGCGGGATTCGTCAATAACCTTTGTGTTGTCCTGCGAGCCCCATTTGGCTTTGATGTATTTCTCCGAATTCGCCACGTCCGCCACCGGGTCGTTGGAAACGCCGGATTTCGCGAACGCCAGTTCAGGGCTGAAGCCCAGCTCCTTCAGATTCATGGCCGCTTGGGTTTTGACAAGGACGTTGGCTGTTTCGTTCCGTACAAACTGAAGCTCGAAATCCGACAGGTTAATGTTCAAATCGGTTTTTCGGTTCAGAATGTTGATAAAGATTCTGTCAAACAGCCGGTTGGATACCCGGAACAAATCCCCGGTATTTCTCGCGTAGGTGTTGGCCTGCTCCCAGCCGTCCCGCAAAAATACCGCCTGGCCCGTGTCGCTGGTGGAGGAGCCTCCCTTTAGGGTGGAGGGCATTCCGCAGATAGTCAAAACCTGCTGATACATATTGTCTACCAGCACCTGGGTTTGGGTCTGGTCCAGCTGTTCGCTTAAAATTTTCAAATCCGCTTTGTCCTGGCCTACGGATTTCAGGAAAACCGCTCCCGCCTGGCGGATATACGCCGGGGTGACCTGGTTTCCGTTTTCGTCATCTCCCAGCTGGCAGTTATAGAAAATCATCAGCGACTGCACAAACTGCTCGACGCCGTCCACGCGGTTTGACTGGATATTATTGATCTCGTCCAGCAGGGGAATAACGGCTTCAAAGGAGCCCATTCTGTTGTTTTCGTACTGGTATTCAATAATGGGGATTTCATGAAGCACGTTGTCGGCATCCGAAAGAACTTCAATGGCTGTGCCGGCAACCGGTGTACCGGTTACGACTTCTTCGGTCACATCTCCGGAAACACGGAAATATTTTTCCCTGGTAAAAACGTCGAAAATAACCCGCGGCGTTTCCCCAGTGGAAATCACGGCATTTACTCCCATGACAGGCTCGTTTCCGGGATCACGGCTGTAGACCACAAAAGAGGAACGAGGATCCAGGGCGTAAGCGCGGATTGGACATTCCGGATCTTTGTATGGGGTAACGTAAATGATCCCTACGCCTACGGTATGGAACCAATCCGTTACCAGATTGTCGGCCTGCTGTTTCCCGCTTAAATACAAATACTCGTTCAGCCGCTTTACCTTTTCCGTGATGCTCGGATCCTCTTTCCGGCTGATGTAAAAGGCAGGCTGGGTTAGGAAATAACCGTTTTTGAACGCCACAATTTCAGAGGCGTGGTTCTCCACGACCTTATTGTTGATTTCCGGCCTTACCGTTTTGGTTCTGCTTAAAACCGGCTGGTCCCCCCGGCGGTACCAATACAGATAATCCATTTCCATCATGTTTTCTACATGTACGGAAAGGACCTCGTTTAAAATAGGGATCAGATTTTCACGGCTGATGTCCGTAATGGTGGTATAAATCTTTCTGCGTCCAAATAAAGCCAGTTTTCACCTTCTCTCCACAAACAAAAAAGGCCGCAAACAGAATACAATCTGTCTGCGACCCTATGGCCCGCTGTTCCGTCACCGTTGCGACGGCGCGCTATGTAATTTTCTTTCGTTTGATCTCTATCACGACAATCCGGCCGTTTTCCACCTTCACTTCCGCGATAGAGCCCCGGTTGACCACCTTTTGAATCAAACCGATTTCCTTTTCCGTGAGTTCTCGAAGCAGTTTCTCAACCCCCGTTTTTTGGTTGCAGAGACCGGATTCGAACCGATGACCTGCGGCTACTGAGACCGCCGAGCTTCCGCCTGCTCCACTCTGCGGCATGTACCGCGGAGAAAAATCTTCCGCGGCGAAATAACCTGATATCTTACTTTTATTATATACAATATATTGCTTTATGTCAACCTAAAACACTAGATATTGTGCTAAAACGGCCTTTTCAGCACATTGATTTTAGCGCTTACGCTGCGAAGCATATCCACTGCCATCGCCAGGCTGTCCACGCTGTCGTCATGCTTGTTTTTTCCCGTCATTTTGAAGCTGAAAACGTTCTGCATGAACTTCGTGTACTCCTTAGAGCGCTTTCCGTCCTCCAAAAAATAAAACTCCCTGATCTCCGGGGCCTTGTCGAAAATCCGAACCTCCTTCGCCACGTTGTTCGGCGCCGCCTTGCTGGTGATGTTAAGACGGCAGCCCGCTTGTTTTAATAGGGCTTCCACGCCTTCCTTATAGCTGGCCGTGCTTTTATTAACCTCAAACTGGGCAGCCTGGACGCCGTGTTCCCGGATTTTGCTCACGATCAGCGGCTGCGTGATGTTTTTCTCTCCGTTATTAAAAACTACATCAGCCACATAAACGCTGCCGTCTGCATATTGGAAGCAGACCGGGGCGCTGGTAAAATCTCCGCCTCCGAACGCGGGGTCTACAGCCATAAAGACGCGGACAGGAGGCTCCTCCGGAAGCGTCCCGTTGTAATACCGCATGTCCTGGGGCTCGAACAGCGCGCCCGCCCGCTCGATCGGCTCCCCCATATACTGCGCCAGCCAGGAGGCCGTATCGTTGTTCCGTTCGAAAGAGGCTCTCCGCTGGTAATAGTAATCGTCTGAAAAACCAACTCCGTAATCGTAGCTGAAATTACTGTGCTCGTTTTCGTCTAACGCGGGAAGGTTGATGATCTCGTATCTCCGGCTTTTGAATTTTGGATCGTTTTGAAGCAGATCCATGCGAACGCCCGCCGGGTCAATCATGGACCACCGGGTGCCGCACCAAAGGACCTTAGCGGTTTCCTTCGCTCTGGGCAGGAGATTGTTGTCCACCTTGCTCCAGGCGGCGATAAGCCGGTCTTTGTTTAAAGCCTCCTCAATGCCGCCGATTAGGTCGTCCGATACCAGAATTCCATTACAGTCACAGGCTCCGTTTAGCGTTCCGTACAGGGAACGGCAGGTGAGGGAGGGGTATCTCTTTTTTCGGTCTAAATTAAAGGTTTCGTCTTTACTGTTGGTGCTCGCGATTTTTGCCGCCGGAAATACGTCGTGCCATAAATACGTGACCGGGTCGTTGATGACCTCTAAACAACCGCTGTAAAACGCGGATGTAATCACATCTGAATAAGCGGAATACAAGTTAGAGCGTTCAGAATCCCGTCCCACCAGCCAGGTCATGAAAAACATCAGCATACTAGTTTTTCCCACTCTGGGAGGCATTGACAAAAACAGCTCGTCCAGTTTATCGTCCACCAGCTGTTGGAGCGCATTGGCGACCTGCCTCATAATCCGACGGCGGGGGAGGTAGAACCGCTCCTCCGGCTTCCGGTTCCACTCCAGATAAATGAGATAGCTGTCAAAATCATCAGGAGCTAAAAGAAGATAGGTCTTTTTGTTCAGTTCGAAAAATTCTGAAACGCCTTTTTTGCCCTCGCGGATTTTTTTGGCGGTCTCTTTCCGCAGCCATAGGCACTCACTTTTTGCCGTTTTGTTCTGCTCATAGATAGCCCTGGTTAAATCAAAATAGTCCCGGTAAACCTGTAAATGATCCGGTTCCTTTTCAATTGCTTTTTGGATTGCGAAAAGGGTTTCTCTGTAAGTCAGTGTATCACCTCACGACACTATATATTGTGTTATATTATACCATAATTCTATATATGGTTCAAATTAGATAAAAAAACAGCGCCCCACACGTTGCAAGGGCGCTGAAGTATCTATTCAAGTATCAACTCACAGTCTTCCCAATTACCAGCACTTATACAAGTCCCGTCAAATGTAATGGTGTCACCCACATTAACGGTTTTAAGTGCTTCCTCTTGATCTCTTTCAAATTCGGCGTAAAAGAAAACAATGGTATTATCAATCCTGGTTTCCATTGTTAGGGTTGCGCCTCCGGTTAAATTAAGGATACCGCCGGTTGTCATTCCATTTATTTTTGCAGTAATTCGATACCGGTTATTTTTATAAATATCATCAGCTCGCAGTTCGTTTTGTTCATACGCGTAATAAATTTCATCGAAAGTAACAGACAATCTTTTTTCTTCTTCCAAGCGTGCGGCCGATTCTGCGGCTTCACTTGCGGCTTTTTCGGATGCTACGCGCGCGGAGGAGGCTGCGGCCTCGCTTTCTTCTTTTAATCTTTGGGATTCTGCGGCTTCACTCTCAGCTTTTGCCTGCTGAGACGCCGCTGCTTCTTCAGCAAGCCGTCGTTCTTCCGCTTCCTGTTCTAATCTTTGCTCGTATGCCGCCCTTTCTTCCGGAGTCATATTGTGCAGCCAGAGCTGCGAACCAACCACGGCAAGAATTACGGCGCCTATTAAACAAAATAGGGAGGAGAGCCCAAACCACAATTTGCGTTTTTTTCGGATCCACCGGACAATAAACAGAATAAATAAAACAACAGCCGCTATTACGCACAGAATAGATAACAGCTCTAGTACAGTATCCATAAAGTCCCCTCCTTATGCCTAATATACTGCGCAACACTTATAAATGCAATGATAAAAATGGTTTGTTCCCATCTGTTGCACATAAATTTAAATACTGCTTATTCGTCATTCTCTTTCAAAATCGGCTCGTGTTGCCCTTTGACCCATTCACCATCTTCACCATAGCGATAATAGCCGCGGTATGTTTTCTCGTTGTTCCAGATGCTTTGAACAGTGGAAATCACAAATTCTTTTCCATTTCTAGTTTTATATCCAGTTTTATTCAAGGCGCGCATAGTTCCGATCATAGTGTCTCCGGAAAATTTATGATCGAAAATGAAACGCACAACTTCTGCCTCAGTTTCGTTAATTACCAACTTACCATCAATTACCTCGTATCCCATTGGAGCACGGCCGCCGGAGTAGCCGCCGCGTTTAGCTTTTTGTTTTCTGCCTCCAGAAGTACGAATTCTGATACTTTCCCGCTCTACTGCTGCGGCCATAGCAAGAAAATTTTCAAGTATCATTGCTGTCAGTTTATCTTGGGCCGACCAATCTTCGGATACGCTGATAATTTCCAAATTAAGCTTGGAAAGCATATTTTTATAAGCGTAATATAGGTTGATGTCTCTGGAAATACGGTCTGCTTTTGCAACAATAACATATTGGATTGGCGGATTGGTTACCTCTCCGCTTAATATTTTGTCAAAGGCTGGTCTCTTGTCACTTGTACCGCTTATGCCTTCGTCAATAAACCAGTTGCTGATCTCTATATCATTTTTTCTGCAATATTCTTTGATTTGCTCGCGCTGGGACTCGATTCCAAATTTATCATCTCCGACTTGGCCATCAGTAGAAACTCTACAATATGCTACAGCACGCTTCATATTTATCACCTCAGCTTTATTATATAACATTTACGTTTATTTGTCAATAAATGAAATATCTTTTTGTTTTTTTGAGTGGTTATGAAGCCAACTGCAATTATCGGGATTTTTACTATTCCCCCACGGGTATCAATAAATTTTACATGTAATCATAATTAAACTATTGACTTTTACATATAATCAATATATAATATAAACGTAATCAAGAAATGATTACAAAATACACACCAGGCAGGAGGTAGAAAGGAAATGCAAGAAGGCATGACAAACGACCAATTAAACACAATGTTGGAAACCATAGCCAAACTAATTGAAGCGCAAGCCAAAACACCGCAGGAAGCGGCGCAGATTGTACGAGATGCCAAAACAAAATAAAATAGGCTCCCCAGAGCCGTCCAAAGCACAGGGAGCCTAAAGCAAACAAGGGCGGCATGGCCTGCCACATGTCGCCTTTATTATATCACAAGGCAAAGAAAAATAAAAGCCATATTAAAATTATTTGATAACCGCTTGATTTTCCAGGCGGTTTTTATTGTCCATAAAGAAAAGTATCGTTTTTTTACTGCTTCATGGCCTTAAAAAGCCTCTGAAAGCAAAACAAAGATATTGATTTAGTTATATATGCCTCTATTTTTCGCTACAAGCCAGATACAGACGATTTTATACGGTTTTAATATTCCTTATCTTAACACAAAAACCGCCTTAAAACGCCGCACAGACAAAAACCCGGCCAACTCCAAACGGAGAAAGCCGGGGATTTTTTTATTTGAAGCGGGAAAGGGTGATAATGGCGCAACATTCATTCCGGCGGTCATACCATGCGCAGGAATATCCGTTGCAGACCATATTATGAAGCGGGCATAGTCGATAGTCGTTGACTGATTTTTGCTCAATAGTCGTTTGATAGTCGCTCGTTTGAAAGTCGTTAACCATAGTCGTTTGCCTCCTTAATAGTCGATATCATCTGATAGTCGTTAATCTTCCGGCGGCAAGGCTTTTTGATACTGTTCCACCAGCTTATCCGGATCAGGTTCTTCTCCTAATGGATTATTTGGCGTTACAACTAAATCCTGCTGGTCTTTGTATCCAAACATATTCTTTCCAAGGAAGATACCAGAAGCGGGATTGATCTTCCCATTTTGCATATAGTCAACCCACAGTTCCTCTAAAATATCGATGGCTTTTTTAATCAAGTCGTAATGTGTATTACTACGTGTTGCACCTGTCTTCCATTGATGGACAGTATCTCTATGTACTCCCAACCAATTAGCCATGCCAATCATATTTGGCTTTCTATCATTGTCAATGCAGTAGTTAAAATATTCTTGGATCCGTTTTTCAACTTGTTTCGGGTCTGAAATATCAATAGGGGGCAAGTCCCACGATACAAGTGCATGGCGCAAATAACGAGCATTGTCACCAGGTTGGACGTTTTCTTCCCCAAAATTTTTTTGTGGGTTAGGAACCCAATAGCGTTTTTGTTTAACGATTTGATTGGTTAATTCGCTTTTTTTATTCTCTGCCAGTGTTATTACCTCCTATAAAATTTGAAATTATCATTGCGGTTAATGATGCAGCTTGTTCTGGTGGTATACCGTGTTTTACTAACTGCAAATAAAATAAAGCGGTTGCTTCTGCAGTAGCACCAAGAGCGCTTATAAAATCTTCCATAATTATTTAATTCCTTTATGCTTATTTATTGCTTTCTTGTCGCACTTCTCCGGCGGGCAGCCTCTAGGCTTACCGGTGTCATAGCAATATAGGCAGTAGCGTTGTTGCCCGGAACCCTCAAAAGTTAGAGGTCTGTTATAGATACAGCCTTTACAGCTTTTTCTATTTCCGCTTTGTGTCCAGCCCAATGTCCTGAGCCTCCTTGCAGTAGAAGTCATCTTGTTTGTTAGTATGCCAGAAAATAGAATCCCCGGTCATATCACATTCGATATGGGAGAAAGGGCACTCTTTCTTATGCCTATGTACGCAGTCCTTGCAAGTGGTGTGCGGTTTGGGCGGGTCTTTGCTTGCCACCAGAACGGAACAAAGCAAGAAGCCTAACGGTGCGCCTAAAAAATAACCTAAAAGTAATAATTGCCAGCCTGCCATGATCATTCCTCCTTCGAAATATTACAGTACAAATTTTTAGGCTTCCATGCTGCAACAAAAACAGGATAATAATCTTCTGTGTAGTCCGTTCCGACTTCAAGTACAATTTTCTGTGTTAATATGTCTATCATAAGTAAAGAATCAACGTATTTTTCTTCGCTCATTTTGCAAAGCACTTTAGTAGGAGGAATATTTGTACTTAATTGCTTATTACTTATGGTCAAAGATCCCATTGCGCTGCGATACCCATCATCTGGATCCTCTTCAGCGCAATAAGTAATCCCACCTAAAGTAAAATAAAATAATTCAGACTGTCCGTCGTCGCTGTGCCCATATTCAACGGCGCTTAAAGTATGAATCCCGCATAAAGATTTCAGTGTTATATTGGTCAAGATCAATTCTCCTTTCCGTTTCTAAATCCAAATTCATAAGCCTGTGCAATTCCAATGGACCATATCAGCTTCATGATAAAATTAATCCAAGTGTTTTGCGTGTTTCCATTAGCAACGGTTTGGAAAAGATCACATAAAGCGCAGGCGGTAATGATAAGCCATACCACACAAAGCCTGCTTTTTGTGAAGCGGGCAAGTTCTTTCATGATTTTTCCACCTCCGGCTGTATGTTACGCAGGAATGTTTCAGCGAATTTGATATCTTCATCACTCATTAAATTCGCCATTTCCTTGATTTCACTAAACTTACTGAGCACCATTAACCATTTTCCACAAGGATTCAGATCCATAAATATTCTTTTTTCAATCCCGGTCATGGCTGTTCTTCCTTCCTCTTACCGTAGCTGCAAAAATCATTTGGAGCGACTATCTTCGGGCCGCAATCACAATAGTTATGCCATTCAATGCATATCCATTCGACGCTTTTCAGCCCTGGCTGATGAATACAATAACCGCACTCTCCACAATAGCACGCACCAGCAGCATGAACAGGGTCGATAGTTGGCATTGATTTGATTTGTTCACAAGCCTTCTCGTTTAAATAAACCGGGGCTAAATCCGCATCAACCAGTCGCATTTTTCACCTTCTTAACTTCTCGATCGTTTCAGACAGTTTCATAACGTCCGGGTGAGATTCAGACTTTCCGGAATTTAATTCGCACCGTCTCAGCCGTTCAAATTTTTTTATCAGGAGTTTAGGATCTCTCTTTTGCCTTTTTAATTCCTCTTCGCTTATGATGATCGGGGGGCGCAGGAAATAATGCTCTTTATTCATTTGATTCCTTCCTTTCACCGTAGCTGCAAAAGTCGTCGCCCCACCTCACAAAGCTACATACTGGACACCAACCGAGATTCAAGCCCGACTTTCCGCTTGATTGATACATAACACAATCCTTACACCTAACTACGGGGACAGCGTCTGTATTTCGATGAAGTTCCTCCACCGCCTGATCTCTTTCACTCCTTAGTTGTTTATTTTCGGCTTCCAATCTTAAAGATTTTAAAAACTCATTTTTAAGTGCTATGTCAGTTTCCTTTTTGTCATATTGGCAAAATTATATTTAAATATCAGCTTTTCAATAGCATCGGCGGCATCATCAAAAAGGCTGATCCCATTATATAAAGTTCCTCTATGTCGCAGTTTTTTAACTAATTCCTTATACATAGCTAATCCTCCTCAGGCGGTTCTGGAAGCGGCTGCCAGTGGGTGATATTATTAGCGCCTTTGCTCCAAAACCAATCCGTGCAGTGTATTTTATTAACCTTAGGATCAAAACTCATTACGTATCTTTGACGGCACAAAGTTCTAATCCCATTTTTGCCCTTTGCGGCAACCAGGCATTTAATCATTAATCTATCACTATCTTTTGGCAAGTCATCTTCCGGCAGCCTGTCCTCAACACTGATCCAGCCGTTGCGTAAAGCGGCAATAGCAATATCAAGAGCTTCATGCAATTCGATATCTAACTTCCTGCCTTCAATGGTCGTTATAGGGATAAGCAAATCCCACCATGCACCATTTTCAAGAACTTCAATCGCTTTTTCCCTTGTCATAGCTTAGTCCTCCAAATCCATCTTTGCTCCGCAGTTGGGGCAGTAGCTGGTTTCATAGTCCAATCCAATCCTTCCAGCACAATTGGAACATCGGTATACATGCCCCTTTTTGTCTGTACCGATATATTCCCACTTCCCATGCTTCACCTTTGCCACGTCGGCGGCGGGAAGTTCTTTAATCCTTTGACGGTCAAATACGCCTAGAACGCAGCCTAGTGCGTCTTCTCTCTTGATGTACTCAGACATGATCTGCCTCCTTATCCTCTACATCGTGTCCTTTACAGCCGGTTTGATAGTCGAAATTGTCGCAGTCGCCGCAAGGAAGGACTTTTCTCCCCATAGCGAGCTGTTCTTTCAGGAATTTTTTGATATCTGATACATCTGTTAGTATCTTTCCATCAACTGTAATACAGCCTTTTAAATCTTTAGCGCGCTTTATTCCACCTTCAATATCTAAACAACAATGAAATTTTTTCACTTTTCAAGCCTCCTGTTTCGCTAAGTAGTTAAAAGCTTTCCGGCTTATAACCTCACAAGGTGAAAGACCTCCGTTCCAGTCTGTTTGCGGCGGGGTCATCTCAAGTCAATACAGGTGATTTCAAAAAACATATCCGCGTCAAATTCAGGCAGAGAAGCGATATATTCAACTGCTTCTCTTGGCATATCCCTCCACGCCTCTTGTCGTGCAATTTCTTCTGCGTTTTTGATAGGCGTGAGCTTCCAATCTGAACCGTTTTTAAGATATAGGGCTTTAATATTATTGAAATTCGGTTCCCAGATCCCCAGCTTTTCATATAAATTATTTTTCACTTCAAGGTATCTGCCCTCTGAAACCTCTTTTCCAAATATCAGATATACTCTTTTTTTGTTTGCCAAAAATAAAGCGCAGTCTACCCCATATGAATTTAATATTCCGAAAGACCCGTTCACGCCGCCAGACCCGTTCACGCCGCTAGACCTGTTCACGCCGCTAGACCTGTTCACGCCGTAAGACCTGTTCACGCCGTAAGACCCGTTCACGCCGTTAGACCAGTTCATGCCGAAAGACCCGTTCACGCCGTTAGACCCGCTCACGCCGCCAGACCCGTTCACGCCGTTAGACCCGCTCACGCCGCTAGACCTGTTCACGCCGCTAGACCTGTTCACGCCGTTAGACCCGCTCACGCCGCCAGACCTGTTCACTCCGCTAGACGTGTTCACGCCGCAAAGCTTATATAATCTTTTATCCTGTTGGATATTGTCATAAAACCACCACACAAAACTGGTATCGCATTTTTTCACCCTTGCGACGGTTTCTTCGTTAAGTTCACAGCCTTCCGGGAAATTTTGTTTAAACCAATTCAAGCCATGAGAACACGCGCCTTTTTCTTTCAGTAATTCGTAAGTAATATACATTTTTAAAATTCCTTTCTCCCGTTTGTTTGCGGCGGGGTTAAATTTTACCGTCCAAAATCTCAATGAGCCTCCTGCATACAGGACAGCCGCTTTCTTTTACAGCCTTGAACTGCCCGCCGAACGCCACACGGATCTGATCGATGTATTGGTGGTCTTTTAAAGAATCCTCATGCTTTTTTACTTCGTCCTCAAACCTATATTGAAGCTCCTTTTTACGTTTTGCAGCCTGATCCTTTGAAATAAAACGGTGCTCATAGCTCCAGTAAATATTTTGCAAGCCGAAATACGCGGCCATTTCATGCAGTTTTACGAAGCGGGGAAGGGGATCATTGCGAAAAGCCATAAGAGATAATTCATCAAACGTCATATTGCACCTCAGAACGGCAAGTCCAGCAGGCCGGATTCAATCATTTCCTTTTCGGATTTCCAGCTGTAATTTTTTCCGTTCGACTGAACACTGGTGATCCGTTTGGATTTATTGCTGTAAAAAAGCTTGATCTGTTTTTCTCCCATTGCCAGCCTGCCGGTAAGCCTATTTTTCGTAATAGCGAGCTTACTGTCACAGGCTTCGTCCTCGCTTCTGGAATAAGACATCACTACATCAACCCGGTTTGTAATATCCCCGCTGCCGGCAACATCGTCATTAGCAAAATTCCCGTCTTTCATTTTTCTGGGGTGTGCCACTAAAAGAACCACAATATTGTGGCGATCGGCCAGCAGCTTCAATTCTCTCAAAAACTTTGACTGCGCCCGATAGAGGTCGTCTCTCATATCCACATCAAGGGCGGTCATTAAATTATCAATGCACACAAACCGGATTCCATACCGGCATACTGCCTTTTCAATGGTTACCAGCAGGGATTCCAATTCTTCGCTCTCAATTACTGCCGAATTATCATAAAGATAAGCCTTTCCGCGATACCAGCTGTTAAGCTTGTCGATCACTTCATTGGTTAACAGGTAGGTTTCTTCTCCGAATTGATCTTTGTTTGATACAATGTTGTCCGGCCCTGCCGCCTGAAAATCCAGCCAGCGCTTAAAGTGATAATCCGTCAGCTCACCGCTGTATGCGAAAGTTTTGTATCCCTGTTCCAAAGCTTCCACAATCAGCTGGCTCATAAATGTGCTTTTACCTTCGCCGCGTTTTCCGGTCAGCAGAATTACCTGTCCAAAATAGAAACCTCCAATAATACGGTCGATTTCATTAATTCCGGTGAAAATCCGCTCCATGCTGTAAATGTCTACCGCCTGAACGTCCGCCAGTTCTTTGACCCGGTTTACAGGCTTCAGCTTCGCGTTATGTACGGCGGAAACTACAGCCTCTTTTCCATAGCGCCTTAAAATGTCGTTGGCGTCCTTTTCTCCGAAATAATCCTCCGGCTGGGTAACCCTTACCGGCATCGGAAGCCTTTTGGAAAGCTCGTCCGCTACGGTAATTTTTCCGTTTTCGCAGTCTCCGAAAACAACAACCTCTTTAAATTTCAAAACCCAGTCCCAGCAGTTTTCCAGCCAGGTGAATCCAAGCGCTCCCGTGGGCACAGAAACCGCGTTTTTGATCCCGCAGTCAGCCAGCGTTAAACTGTCTATTTGTCCCTCTGTGATAACCAGTGTCTCAAAATCAACGCACTGCTTCATTCCGAACAGAATCGGCATGGTGTCCTTTTCGCACCATTCCTTGTTTTTATCCCTGGATTTATCAAAATCCGTCTTACGGTATTTCACGAACCGGAGCACGCCGTCTTGATCGTAAAAAGGGAAAGCCAGAACATTCGGCATATCCTTTCGGGTAGTGATCTGATACCGTTTCGCGGTTTCCCGGCTGATCCCTCTGGATTCCAGATAAATGGCAGCTGGATCGCGCACCTGGATTTCTTTTTGAGGAAGCGCCCTGTAAACCGTTTTGCTTTTCCCGGACGCTTGAAAATCCAAAGGGTAAGAAAACTCTCTGGCCATCTGTACGAAATGGCCTTGTCTTCCGCAGGAAGCCCGGAAGCATTTAAACATTCCGGTTTTCAGGTTGATGCTGAAGGTGTTGCGGTCATGACCGTCCCCGCCGCAGAAAGGGCAGTATTTAAAAAACAGCTCTTCTCCCTTTTCATGCGTTTCGGCGTTTAACCTCCGAGCCAAACCAAGGATATCCTCCCGCTTTAATTCATAAGGCATTTTCTCACTCCCTCAGTCTGGCCTTTAACGCCTCCAGCTCTTCCTGCGTTTCAATTCCCGGAGGGAATACCTCCTGCGGCGCAGCCGCCTTCTTTTCTTCTTTTATATTCTTTATATTCTTATTATTCTTATACTGCTGTCGGTCGCCTGTCGCTTGCCTGTCGGTGGTCTGTCGGTTGCCTGTCGGTCGTCTGCCGTTTAGACTGTCGCTCGATTGGTACCTTTCATAATTAACAACAGTAATCATGCGGATTTTTGAATCGTGCCAGTCTGTCAGCTCGCCTGTCGATTTTAAGTGATCTAAAGCAGTTCTCACGCTTCTTACAGACAATCCTAATTCAGATGACAAACTAGGAAGGGAAGTAATAAACTGCCCGCGCTGGTATTGGTACCCATGCCATTTTCCAGACTTCCAATTTGCTTTTAATAAGCAGTGAATAAAAACATCTCTGGTGCATGGATCTGAATACCATTGCCAATTCAGAATTTTTCGGTTGAGCTTGATAAACTCGCGGTCGCTGTAATCAAATCCGGTTTCCTTGCTCATCGAACATTTTCACCACGTCTCTTCGAAAACTTTTTCCCCACTTTTGATAGGCGATAATTTCTCCGTTTTTATATACCGCGTGATCGTAAATAGAAATACCGTGGGCAAATAACCATTCGTCAGCATCAATTAATCTATGCTTTAAAGCGCAATCATAGCAGTAATTATTCTCGCCGTCAGAAATATATGGGTTCCCTTCATGGTTTCCCAAAGGTTCCCCGCAGTCGTCGCAAAGATATTCAATAACCTTATGTTCAACACACTTCATCAGCTTGGATTCCTCCTTTACTTTCTAAAACCTCTTTTAATTCCCGGTAAAGGATTTCATGGATTAAAATCCCCGTAGTTTCCGATTTACAGAATATGAGCTGACAGCGGTATCGGGCGAGCCATGCCGTCATGCTGGCGATAAATGATTTAGGATTCATTTGACTGCGGTATTTTCCGGCAAACGCGTTTTCCCAGGAGGCGTTTTCGATTAACAGGTAGACGGTGGCTCCTGCTTTTCTGGCCCGCTCAAACTCTCTGGTAAAGCGCTGCCTTCCTCTGCAAAAGCAGGCGCACAGCTCGTCAAAGCTCATTTTCCGTTCGACTGCTACCTTTGGGGAAAGGTCAAGCCATTCCCCGTCAGGCAGTCTGCATTTTGCGGAATAGTCACCAAAATCCAGCTTTTGGCGTTCCCAGGGGCAGTTCATAAGCTCCAGCCTTCGGCGCAGGGAAGGGGTATCCTGCTCCCTGGTATCCACCAGGATCACCATGCTGTCCAGGGAACGTTTCACATCAAAATGGTCCATAGGCTAAAACGGGAGGTCTTCCAGATAAGAATCGATTCCGGCGTTGGCGCTTACGATTTCAGAATCATCAGAATCAGATGTTTTTTTATTCAATGGCTTGTCCTTTGGAATTTCAAACTTTCCGTTTTTGATATCGGAGACAGGCACAAGTTTAAAGGGCTTTGTGTTCCAGCCTGTTCTCCCGTTGTATTCCCATTCCTCGTTCCGGATCAGGCAGCCGACAAGCTTTCCTTTTAACCCGGCTTCGTTCCAATCCCAGTGATAGCCCTGATTGCTGTCCTCAACCGCGTTGGTTGCGGCCTTCAGCTTGGATTTGGTCCATTCGTCCATATCGCTGCCGTCGTCCTTGGGAACATAAAGGCGCAAGACCCCGCGCCATTTTTTATCTTCCTGATTCTGTCCCCGGTAATCCGTAGCGTAAAAATCCTTGAATTCACCTTCCGCAACGTCGATACTAATCTCAAGGCGATCAAAAGTTCCTTTTGTTCCATTGTAGGTTTTGATTTCACCGTTCATGATCCTACAGACATACCCGCCCTTTGGAAGCTGCTGGCGGTCCGACGCTGCTTTTACCTGGTCCCAATTGTTTACTGGCTTCATTGTTATGTACCTCCTAAAATATGTTTAATTTTCTTTTGAGCTCATTCATTCTGGCTCTGCAATCTTTAGCGTTTTTATACCGCTCGGTAAAAGAGAGGGTATTTCCATTTTTATCTACCGTATCAATCCGAATTTCGTTCCGAAACGGCAGCGCCAAATACACCTTTTTAATATATTTGGCGTTTATAAATTCTTCCCCGGTTTCCCTCCGGCCGGGGACGGAATGATCCGGGCGGAAATCAATAAACCGTGCCATATCAAATCCCCCAGTATTCCCGGATTTTTTGATCGACTGTCTTCAGATCGTTATCAATTTCCCGGTCAAACATGCCGATAGGGCTTTTTACCGTATCGTTTCCGTTGGTTTGAGTTCGGAAATAATAGCGTCCATTGTCAAACTCAGCCATGAGAACGATTGAAAACAATCCCTCAACGGTCAACTGATCGTCCAGCATTTTACCGATGGTTTTGGCTTTTATTCCATAGTCAGTTTTTTGGACATGGTGCAGGAAATACACCACGGTATCGTCCGGCAGTCCTTCTGTAACGGTTTTGATTAAAGAGTAGAAGTGCAGGGCCATATTCGTAAATTTTTGATATCCGTTTTCCTTTGCCTTTGCGAACGATTCAAACGCCAAAAGATATTGGCTGTCGTCCACCACATACCGTTTGTATTTTTGGGCCTTAAATTCCTCAAAAATAGCCCGATATCCGGATTTATCGATACGGTCAAGTTTTTCCCGAAAGGGAAACGGTTTGTTTGCCACGTTAAAAACCATGATTTCTCCTTGCTTAAAATTTCTAAGCGACGCGGATTTTCCGGAGCCGGATTCCCCTAAAATTAACACGGGAATTCCCAATGCTATTCCTCCTTTTCTAGTTTTCTGACCGGGCAGTTCCACCCGATGGAATCTCTAGGGCTGACTATTTCCTCATGGGTAAGACCGCACTCAATATGCCGTTTCATATTCATAAAGCTGCGATTGCACCATTCACAGCACTCGATACCGTCCTTGAATGTAATTTCTATAGGTACGGTATATCTGGTAAACTCAACAATATTCTTGGTAGGCATAATATACCTCCTTCAGCCACTCCAGGGCCTCGTATTCCGGGCTTTTATCCGTTTCCGGTTCCTCGTTATCGGTATCATACAGGTACTTAAATTCCGCGCGGGAGAGGCCGTTATCATTGCTTCTGTTCATTTTTCAGCCTCTCCCATTCCCGGAACCAATAGTCGCCGGCTATCTTTTGGTTTTCGACTTCTTTTTCCAGTTCCAAACATCTTTTCATTAGACAGATCATTAACTCTTTATTGTCCATTTGACAAACCTCCTGTTTTGGTTTAAAATATACTCAGTTGTTTTTCGTTTGCCGCTCTTCGTGATGCCAGTCGCGAGGGCGGCTTTTCTTTTTATTAACTGGCATTATATCTTACTCCATTCTTTAAGTAGCCTTGATAAATAGCTAAAAACAATTTGAATAAAGCGACAAATTCTTTTGCGGATTCTTCCGAAGTAATGTATCTGGAAGGAGTTTTTCTATCTTTTCCAAATAAATTGTGCCGTTCACAATAAGCGTCCTTTGCGGCGTTTTTGCAAAGTAACCGGCCTGAATAATTTTGATTTTCCTGTTTAACCCGCTCGAAAAATTCATCGCATTCCTGATCCGCTATTTTATAGAAAGTAGTGTTAATGATTTTTGGCTTTCGGCTTTTCAATTCCTCAATTTCCTGCCGCAACATTGCAATTTCCTTTTCGTAATCCACGTTTTTGCTCCTTTCTGCTTGTCCTTTTTTTGCCTTTGTGTTATCCTTTCCTTAGAAAAGCTTTTCCACTGTGCTTTTCAATACTTTGGCTATCAGTTTAGCGGTTTGAACGTTTGGCTGACGTTTCCCCGCTTCATAACTCTGATAGGCGCGTTCTGAAACGCCGGCCTTTTTTGCAACTTCTACTTGCGTAAGGCCTATTTTGTTGCGTCTTTCTATCAATTTTATATTTTTCATCACCCGCTCGCTTTCTAGATTGAACACGCATATTTGTACGTGTTATGCTTTTATAATAACACGATTGTTTGTGCGTGTCAATCCCCAGTTTTTTAAGGAGGATATGACATGAACGATTTTGCAAAAAGACTTAGGATTATTCGTAAGAAAAAAGGGCTAACACAAAAGCAGCTTGCTGTTGAAGTTGGAGCAAGCGAAAGAGGAATACAAAGCTATGAAATCGGCGAGAGAAACCCAGCATTTGATCAACTCATTACCCTTGCTGACTACTTCGACGTATCCATCGACTATTTAGTAGGTCGGACGGATAATCCGGAAATCAACAAATGAGATTGACCGGGGTAGCATACCGTGGTATAGTAGAAACATGGATTGAATAGGGAGGGATTGATGTGAATAATGAAGAAAAGATTCTTGCTATTTTAGAGCAGATGCAAGGAGATATTGCAAGTTTAAAACAGGGTCAAGCAACCTTGGAACAAGGCCAAGAAGAATTGCGTGTTGGAATGAACGCTATGCGAGAAGAAATGAACGACCGCTTTGATTCTCTAGAATCCAGTTTGAAGATGGCTTGGGAGGATATTTCTTCTGGTGAAAAGCGTCTGACACAACATGAGAAAGAATTTCATAAAGTAGGTTGATCTCACTGCCGTTCTGTGAATATTACAGGACAGCTTTTTTAACCTTTATTTAAGGAACAGGATTTTATTGAGTTTTCATGTATCCTTTAGTCATAAGAAGGATAGGATTAATTCGACAATATTCGAAAAATTTCGTCATTTTTGATAAACTGAATTCATGATTCGTGGCGTTAAGTCACAGATTGATTTATCCTTCTTAACAAAGGAGGAAATGTCAATGTCAATAAAGTCAACATTTGCACGAGAAATTTATCACGCAAGATCAGAGCGCTCTCTTACTCAGGAACAAGTAGCTGATATTGTATCCATATCGGTGCGATGGTATCAGCAAATCGAAAAAGGTTTAGTGTTGCCTGGGTCGATTGTATTGCTGAGGTTAATGGTTTATTTCGACTTAGATGTGGAAATTTTTAAAAATGAGGAGGATTTATTTGACCGTGTACCTGGTTGTTAAAGAGTCACTTTTTCACCCATACGTGGGAAGGTACATTTCATATGGAATTAAAGCTGTTGATATGACTGAAAATATACAAATAGATGTAGTATTCATTTCAGATGTTTCTATGTATTTGGAGATTGTATTAGACATTGCACAACGTTGTACACTATTTCAACTTGACCCTATTCATTTAATGGACATAATAGAAGATTCTATCTCATGAAGAAATAATTGCCGTTCCGTCATGGGGCGGCTTTTCTTTTGCCCATTCAAAGCCTTTTTAATGTCTTTCGCCTCAGTATATGGGCCGTAGTGGTTAACACAATCTGAAAAACGGCAGTGAAAGCAGTCTTTGTCACAGATGGATTGTTTCATTTCCATAACTCACCTCTCTTATGTACCGGCTCCTTTTCTTCTTTAAAGCGTTCCTCAGTTTCCGGTTCCGGTACCGCTCGCCGATATATGCCGCTGTGAATACGGCGCTCCATACCGCCAGAACGATAAACGCCACCGTCATTTCTGTGCTCATGTGCTTGTCCTCCTTTATGGTTTTACGCCTCTTTAAGAGATTTACGCCATGCAATGCACCGACCCATTTTTGCGCCGTCAGATTTTCTCTGAAAATATGGGCTATGGTAAAATCCGCTTTTGTCATAGGTATAAATCGCATAGCAAATACAAGGCTGGCCGTCCATATCCTCATAGAGAAGTTCAATCTCCTCATCAAAAAACTCACATGGCATTTTTGCACCTATCCAAATGATGTTCCAGCCGTCCCGATCCACTATTTTCCGAACTCTTTCTATGTCGTCTGCGTTCATGTGCTTGTCCTCCTTTATGGTTTTATTACTTGTGGTTCATTCCAAACAGAACCATTAACACCGCAATATTCCATTAATGATTCTTTAGGAATAAACCATCTTTTCCCGCGCCTAACGGCTTTGATTTTTCCCTCCCGGCAAAGACGTGATACGGTTTTTACATATTCACCGGTGATATCTGCGGCGATTTCTGTGGTTAAGACGATGGGAACGTCACACCAATCACGATAGATTTTCATTTGTTTCTCCTTTCCGCCGCCTGAGTGCGGCTATTTTATTTTGGTTTGATTGCCTGTCCTCCCAATGAGTGGTAAAATGTCAACAGGGAGGAGGTGACCAAATGAAAGAATTTAATGACTTTATTCAATACGCAAAAGAACATATTAATGAAATCCAATATGATACAGTTTCTTCATTGCAAAACGAATGGAATCAAGGACTTACTCTTTCAAAAGAAGATGTTTTCCTAATCACAAAAATTTCTAATCAGCAGACAATGGCTTTGCTTCGTCATTATCATCAATGGCTTCAATCGCAGAAATAACGCCGTTGTTAATACTTTGCTGAATTTCAGTGTCATTTTTGACCGATTCGTTTGAACGATATATCTCTTTTCCATCACAAAAAAGTGAAACCGTTTCATATTGCCGCTCTTGTATCGCTACTACAAGGGCGGCTATTTCTTTTGGCTCCGCCTTGATCGTAATTTTCATATCTCTCACCCCACTTCCTTTTCGTTTGTAGTGGCCTGTCCAGCAAGTTTTTGCTATAATGTGCTTGAGGTGTACAAAAATGGAAATCTATTTTGACAAAAGAACAATCAAAATTTTACGGTACATTCGACGTTGTGGAGATAGGGGAACGTCATGGGGAAATTTACGCAGAAAATATAAAGAATCTGCGAATGTTTTCTTATTAGAATCGCTTTCAAAGGAAAGATACATTGCTACAAAAAACGAAAAAGGCGAATGGATTGATTTTAAAGATTGGGGCGGAAATTCAAATCAAGAATTTCGTTCTTATTGCGCTCCAAGAGGAAACGAGTTTCTTGAAAAAAGGTTGTTCAACTTTTGGAAATGGGTTCTTCCAACCATAATATCTACATTAGCCTTAATCGTGAGCGTATTGTCTGCTATTTTCCCTGGAATAATTAAAGTAATATTGCTAAAATAACAGCGACAACCCCTACAGCTATTCCCAACAATGCAAATTTGTTAGATCGGTCAATCCGACAGCTTTGTGCCTGCATTTGTTCAAAGACCCAGTCTGCGCTAAACAGTTGAACACCGTCAACCTTGACAATATGTGGAGTGTTTTTTACTTCGCTGTTGAGGTCAAATGAATTTTTGCCTTGTTCCATGTCCTTCACCCGGCTTCCTTTCTTAGTGATTTTGAGTGTTGTGTTTAAAGCACGGTTTGGTATCTTTTTAAGATACTTTCGAGGTAAAAAATATATTGCTTACATCTCGATTACTAAGACGATATCTATTTTTAATAAAGCAAATTTCGCCTTGAGTAAATTCAGCGCCATTTGATTCATTAATCTTGGCATTAAGCCTTGATAAGCTGATACCCATAGCTTTTGCTAAATTAAGCTGCGTCTTATCGTAACGTACAATAAATGACTTTAGCAAAGCCTTGTTCAATGTAATCACCTGCTTTCTGTTTGCATCTTTTTAAGATACTTAAAGTTTACCACTCCTCATGTATCTTGTCAAGATATTTTTCTTGATTTTTTCAAAAAAAGTGATATAATTAGGATACGGTTATAATAGGGGGTGATATATTGACCACCGGAGAAAAAATTAAACAATTACGCATGGCCTTAGGAATGTCCCAGGAAGAACTCGGAAAAATTGTGGGAGTAAAGAAAGCGGCTATATACAAATATGAGAATGGCATTGTTGTTAACTTAAAACGCTCTACCATTGAAAAATTGGCTTCGGCTTTAGGAACCACCCCTATGTATTTATTAAACTTAGAAGAAAAACCCACCGCTGATGATAGCGATGGGTTATCCAAAGAGGAAATAGAATTGCTTAAATCTCTTTCAAAAGCAGATCGAGATATTGTTTTCTCTGTTGCTCGTCAGATGAAGCAGAGAGAAAATGAACCAAATCAATAAGTTGCTTTTTATGTTTTTGATTAAGAGTACCGATTAATTGGATTTCACCGTACTCCTCATCAGAGGGGCCAAAGACCACACTCGATTCGCTTTTAAGATCTGCCGTATTCGTTTTAGTATTCTGTTTCAATATTTTCCGCCCCTCTCTTTATAAAACGTTTGTTCTTTTTGTGCCTTTATTATAGCACACAAAAATTTAAAATCAAGAGGTTTTGAAAATATTTTTCCCAAAATGGGAACGTGAAATATTAGCACATTGACAAAAATAAAATGACCGTCCAGAGCGGCAACTCTGAACGGCCTGAAATCTGGATAGTGACGAGTGATCACATACCCAAATAAATTGTAGCATATTTGGAAAATATGTCAACATTTAGGAGGAATATGTTATGGGTATGTTTACAAAAGGACAGCAGAGGGCAGCAGAAAATGTTTATGAGACACTGAGACAGTATTTAAAACCTAAAGATGGGGGCGTTCATGTTGTAATGGTCAACAGCTTTAGTAAACTTGGAAATCAAAGTTTTGGTTGCGAAGATAAATACACAACTCAGATTGATTACATTTTGCATTGTATGCAAATAGACGGTTATATAATTTTAGATGTGAAATTTAACTCAATACAGGGTCAGGGATTAACTGGTAATACAGAAGGTTTTCACACTCTTATTACTTATAAATAATTCTATATGGGGAGAAATCTATGAAAATATTTATGGAATTAAAAGATGGGGAATTGTCTGTTTTTAACCAGAGCGGGAGAGGAATACCAGCAGTCTTAACCGAAGAGGAAAAGCGTTTTGTAAATATCGCCCTAAAAAATATATTAAATAACAATACTTATAAAAATAGGGTATCTATTGATAGAAGATGTCAAAATTATGTTACCGTCTCTTTAGATGAAAATTACGATTTTTTTAGGTTTAAGATAGGGATTAAATCAAAATGGTTTTCAATTTGGCCAGCTCCGCAAGATAAAAAAGATGATAGATTTAACATAGTTCAAAAGAAGAATATTATACATTGGAAAGTTCCTATTAGCGTTATAGAAGATATTGAAAATTACATTGATTTAATCGATAATTCTGCGGGATATGCAGATGAACAAACAAAAAAATAACCCCCGTCTCAATCCATCTTGGATAAAGCGGGGGAGCTTATTGACAAATAGAAAAGAAGCGGTTACAATAAAAGCGTAAGGTGCTATCGTTGAGACGGTTAGCCCCTCTATTCGGTCGAAGTAACCGCTAGTTTCGAGGCTGGGCGGTTACTTCTTTTTTATTGCCAAAACAAGGCTTATAATGCCGATTAGCACAAGCGAATACTGAAACAGTTCCGCATATGTAACCATAAGCACCACCCTCCTTTCCAGGAGGGGAAAAAGAAAGTATAACGTCCCTCCTAAAGAGAAAGGGACTAACCGCCTACCGTTGCGATAACACCTTACGCTGTGAATTATAACATCTGGCTTTTTATTTGTCCAGTAAACATGATGGATTTTAATTGCACCGGATTCGAGGCAATTAAACAGGGCAATAAAAAATCCCCCACCGGTTGCAGCCGATGGGGGATAAAATAGAACAGCTTACCCAAAGTGGATAATGCGTCCGAACAACGAAATTATACCACTTTCTGGGTAGGCTTGGCAAGTCTTACTTTGGAGGTGGTTTTTATTATGGCAAAAAGCAATGCAAAATATAACGGACGTGTCTGCGTCCGCGTTTATCTGGGCAGAGTGGACGGAAAACCAAAATATAAAGCCTGCTATGGAAAAACACAGAGAGAAGCTGAGAGGAAAGCGCAAGAGGTTAAAGAGGCTTTGCATCGGGGATTAAATCTTGCGTCACAAAATGACACCTTTGAACACTGGGCAAAAGAATGGTTAAAAATTAAAGAAACCGAAGTATCTGAGAGATGGTATAAAAATTTAGAGGGTTATGTTGACGGATTATCCGCTTTAAATAATTTAGAAGTAAAAAAAATAAAAGCAGCAGATATTCAATCGTTGCTGTTGGAAAGAGCAAGAAAAAACCCAAAAACTCATAAACCTACTTCAAGAAGAACATTAAAAGGGTATAGAGATACCGCTGAACAAATTCTACAGTTGGCGATTGATAATAGGGTAATGGACTATAATCCGGCTAGAGCAGTTAAGCTCCCAGCCGGGCAGCCTAAAGAGCAGCGTAGGGCATTGACAGAAGTAGAACAACAGTGGATTTTAAATACCCCTCATAGGGCAAAGCGAGCAGCTATGATTATGATGTATTCCGGATTGAGAAGGGGAGAGCTGATCCCATTAACTTGGGGAGACATCGATTTTAAAGAGCGGACAATACGTGTAAATAAATCTGTTGAGATGGTAAATGGCTGCTCCGTTCTTAAGTCTGGTGCAAAAACACAAGCTGGAAATAGAACAGTTAATATTCCTATTATATTGGTTGATTATCTAAAGGAAGAATTGAAAAAGGAAAAAGAAAAAGGCACTGTTCCCGTTCTTGTATGTCCATCAGCATCTGGCAAGATGATGACTGAAAACGCCTGGCGCCGCATGTGGGAATCGTATCTAATTGATCTCAATTTTAAGTATGGGAATAACATTGACAAAAAAGGCAAGAGAGCAAAATCAAAATATAATAGTAACGGAATCGTTTTGACGATTCCTAATATAACTGCACATTGGCTGAGGCATACTTTTGCCACGATGCTTTATCTTTCTGGAGTTGATGTACTAACAGCAAGGGATCAATTAGGTCATAGCGATATCAAAACTACGCTTGAAATATATACTCATTTGGATCAGCAATACAAAAAGAAAAATATTTGCAAATTGGACGAATACTTGCAAAATAAAGCTTCATATTGACTTTTGGGATTCAATGGTGTATTATATGTTACGGCTTAACATGTGCATCAAAATGTGTATCGAATGTTAAAAATACTAGATATAATCGGAAGATATATTAGATTCCGATTCTGAAGGCCGGGGGTTCGAATCCCTCCGGGCGGGCCATGTGAACAGAGGTCGAAATTTGGAACTCAAAAATGAGGCAATCCAAATTCGGCCTCTTTTTCTATGCTATAAACCTTAAAAATTAAGCCGCTTTTAAGACTTTTTTTCGTTCATCAAAATGGGACACCCAGAAATAAAAATCAGAAAATCGCAATGTAAAGCAGCAGGCGTTCATCCGCTATTTGGAACTGGCATATGAGAATGTCAAGCGAAGCTGAGGGGAATTTTTTGAAATGAAACGGCCAGCCAATCTGGAAATTTTTGAACATGCGCCGATCCACTGGGCTGTGATTGCGCAGATTTTGCCGTCAATCGCCAGCCAAATGATCACCCTGGTCTATAACCTGGCGGATACCTATTTTGTTGGAAGGTTGAATGCTCCTCAGGAGACAGCAGCTGTTACGGTAGTGTATCCCTGTTTTATCATGCTGACCGCTATCTCCAATTTGTTCGGTGTAGGTGGCGCAAGCGCTATAGCCCGGGCGCTGGGCAAAAAAAATGAGACAGATGCACGGAGAATTTCTACGATCTCCATCTATGGAGGGGTGCTCTCCGGCATTTTATTTTCTATGGCTTTTGCTCTTCTGGCCTCTCCGATTCTTCACTTATGCGGGGCAACAGAGGAGACCTATCCAATCGCATATGGATACGCATTGTGGGTGGTGATTTTGGGCGGACCCTTTACGATCCTGAATACTCTGATGGCAAACTTGATTCGCGCAGAAGGTGCAGCCAGCATAGCGGCGTTTGGCGTCTCTCTCGGCGGTATCCTTAACATTCTTTTGGATCCGCTGTTTGTGTTGCCGGATTTTCTAGGATATGGAGCTGTAGGCGCTGGTATGGCGACGGCTCTATCCAATGTCGCTGCTGTCGGCTATTTTGCTGTGTATCTAATGCGCAAGCGCAGCACATATCTCAGCGTATCACCGTCCCACCTGAGGTTTGCTGGGCAATACCTAAGGCCGATTCTTTCCATTGGCCTTCTAGCTGCCTTGCAGTATGCTCTAACAGTGGTCGCTACGGCTTCGCAGGCGAGCTTCGTCTCGAAGTATCCCACCGAGGCAGTAGCCGCTTTGGGGATTGTTAAGAAGATGGATCAATTGCCGCTTTATTTCTCCATTGGTGTATCCAATGGTCTGCTGCCACTGCTGGCATATAACCATACTGCCGGCAATCAAAAGCGTAGGGAACAATCCTTACAGTTCGGTGCGGTTATCTCCGTGGGCTTTGCCTTGCTCTGTGTGCTCTGCTATGAGATCTTCGCCGATTCCCTCACGGCCCTTTTCATTCAGGACCAGGTTACCATTGCATACGGAGCTGTATTCCTGCGTTGCATTTGTGGCAATGCCCATGATGGCCCTCTGCTATCTCATGATTATCCAATTCCAGGCCATGGGGCTGGCTAAGGAATCAACTATTTGCTCGATCCTGCGCAAAGGTGTTCTAGACATTCCGCTGCTGTTTCTTATGGACTATCTGTTTCCTTTATATGGCTGTATGTGGGTCCAGCCTATCGTGGACACCATCTCTCTGGTCGTAGCACTGTACCTCTACCGCGCTCTGAAGAAGCCAAAAGCCGTCGGGTAGGGAGCAAGATAAATAGAGGTCTCAATTTGTGGTTCAAAATGAGATGCCCCAATTCCGACCTCTTTTTCTATGCTAAAACGTAGCGTTCAAGCCAGTTTTCGAGATTTATCTCTTTTATAGAAAAGGGACATCAAAAACAGAAAGGAGGGGCTGTAAAATATTAATTGGATTATTCTGAACCCGAAATTCTTATTGTATTGTGACTTTTGATTTTAGCTATGGCACTCTTTTTAAATAGCATTAGACCAGCAGACAACAATTCCGCTCCCCGTTTTTTTAGTATTCATGCGGGCTTCCGAGCTTTTTAGGTTCGGTTTTCCAAAGTTATCCTACCGTGGCTGTCCAACCCCTAAAAGTGTAAAAAGGCAAAAAGCGTTTTCCTATAAAATGAAATGCACCTCATTTGTTAGGCAGTATGATATACTGAATGACAAGCGGGGTGATTTTTTTGTCTAAAGGAGTGTCGAACAAACGATACACATCAGAATTCAAAAGAATAGTGGTGGAGACCACGAAAGAAGAGTGACTAATTTATAAGGAAACAAAACTCAGTTTTGAGATTGCTGGAGAAACAAGATGCCAAGTTACAGACCTTCTGCTAACCTCCTGGAAAATCCTCGCCTTTGTTGGCGAGGATTTTCTGCTTTAATTTTACAAGTAAAAGCTTAGTTTTGTGCTCTTTTCTTAGAATTGTTGAGTTTTAGAAAATAAAATATGGATTTATAATAAAAAAGTAAAAACAAAAGTGAGGTTTTTATAAAAAGAAGAGAAAACCTCGAGCCTTTAAGGAGGGATATATGAAAGTATAGAAAAAGCTTTTCAGGACATAGAAATATTTCGAGAGGAGAGAAAAAATGGAACGGTGTAAAAAAATAGCACGTGGGGCCGCGGCGGGTCTGCTGTCGGCGGCGGTATTGATGAGCAGTATGCTCACCACAAGCTTTGGGCAGATGCGGGCCAGCGCGGCGGAGGTGAGGAACCCGCAGGCGACGCTGACGGTAGACCTAGACCCAGCGGTGAACACGGGAGATATTGTCCACGGAGCCGCAGGCTTCCTATATGGCGTCAGCAGTGAGGACGTCCCCACTACCAATACAATAGTTCCGCTGAAGTCTAAAATTTTAGTGACTAAGGGCGCTTTGGGAACGGAGCACCCCTATGGAGACGCGTTAGACGTCGCTAAGACTTTCCTGGAGAGCGGCGGCGAGCAGGTTCAGATGTACAACAGCAATTATTACGGCGTATTCGGCGTTACCGCCACAATTGAACAATACTGTGATGATCTGAAAAATTATATCTGTCCGGCGGTTGTAGCTTGGAAAGAAGCCTGGAAGGAGGAGCATGGTACTCCCGAGGCTCCAAAAGATAACATTGGCGCTCGGATCGATATTGACGAGGCGATTGTTTATGTTCCGATTAACGAAGGAACGCCCAACGGTGGAAATTTTCAGAACGCTTGGAAAAGCTTTTATGACGCGATTAAGTCCGTAGATAAAAACGCTTCTTTAGCGGGCCCGAATTCTGCCGGATATGGCACCCAATTTACTTCGGGACAGAGCAACAAGAGCTTTGTACAATTTTGTGCCGATAATAACTGTATGCCTGACGTTATCACATGGCATGAGTTGCAAACCAATTGTTTAAATGATATGTCTTGGCATATGGATGACTTCCGAAATATCTGGGAGAGTACCGATTGGAGCAAGTATAATGAAGCCAACGGCACCGAGGGCATTCCGGAAATTCCTCAGATCTGCTTTAACGAGTATGCCGAAATGGACTACTGCGGCGTACCCGGCCGTTTGGTGAACTGGATTGCCAGAATCGAGGACGAAAAGGCCACTGGCTGCCTGCCCTTCTGGCACCAGGCCAACAACCTGAACGACCTGGCTTCCGGCGCCAACGAGGGCAACGGGGCCTGGTGGCTGTATAAATGGTACGGCGATATGTCCGGCACCACCCAGCCGGTTTCCACCAGCACAAACTACGACGGCCTTTACGGCGTTTCCACCATGGACGAGGCCAAAAAGCTGTCTACGACCCTTCTGGGCGGCTTTACCGGAGACATTACGGTTCAGCTGAATAATGTGACCGCCACCAGCACCTTCGCGGATGCCGAAGTGGTTCATGTGTCGGTGCAGGAAACTATGTTTACCGGCTTCCATGGTACGGCGTATGAGACCCCGACGATTTTAGAGGGTGCTTATCCGGTAAACGACGACGGCAGCGTTACCGTGAAAATCCCGGATACCCTGTTTGAAAACGCGTACAATGTGACCGTCACCCAGGCGAGCGGCGATGAAATCGTAGGCCTTGCCCTGAGAAGCTCCAGCGGCGATGTGTATGAAGCGGAAGACGCCGGCCTTTCCGGCGGAGCGTT